GTACCAATCATATGCACGTTCTAAAGCTTGTTGATTCATTGCATCTTGTTCAGAGTGTGGGTCATCGATAATCAATAAATCCGCACCACGGCCCGTGATTGCCGATCCCACACCCGCTGCATAATACTCACCTCCTTGCTCGGTTTCCCATTTACCCGCAGCTTGTGAATCTTCTCTGAGTCTTGTGTTAAATACTTTTTGATACTCAGGTGAATCAATTAACGTCTTAGCTTTACGTCCAAAACGGAGCGCGAGTTCTGTTGTGTGGGTTGTCTGTATAATTTTTAAATTTGGTTTTCTACCAACCATCCATGCAGGAAGTAAGA